TCGCCTTAAAGAAATAACAACTGGTCAGGAATCAGGCACCTGGGGCACAAGCACCAATACGAAGCTTAGTTTAATTGGCGAAGCGTTAGGGTATGGAACTCTAGCTTGTTTTCCTTCAGATGCTAACGATACTGCTACAGCAACTGTTGCAGATGGAGCTGCTGATCCTGCCAGATCTATGTATTTTAAAGTAACTAGCAGCGTAACATTAACCGCTACAAGGACTTTAACTATAGCTCCAGAGACTATATCTAGAGTTATGTGGATTGAAAATGCTACCACGGGATCTCAAACCATTACGATTAAACAAGGTTCTGGAGCAACGGTTGACATAAACACTGGCAAAACAAAGATTGTTTATCTAGATGGTGCAGGCGGTAGCGCAGCGGTGGTTGATGCACTGAGTCTTGTCGATACATCAGGTTCAATTGGATTAGATTCAACTGTTAGAACATCTGCTTTTACGGCGGTTAAAAACAACAGTTACATGATTGACACAAGTTCTGGCACTTTTGATATTACATTGCCAGCTTCTCCTGCTGTAGGAGATAAAGTCGGCTTTATGGATGTGGAAAGTAACTTTGACGTTAACGCAGCAACTTTGTTGAGGAATAGCTCTAAATTATTTAACGCAGCATCAGATGGTACGATTGACATTAAAGGCTATGCAGGTGTCCTAGTGTATACAGGATCAACGTATGGCTGGATGCCAATGTTCTAAGGAGAAATAATTATGGCAGCACTTTCAAGTTTAGTGGCAGGAGCACCAGCAGTGCAGGTTGGCCATTTCACCACAAACACCTCAACAGGAACTCAGGCGATTACAGGCATTGGATTTAAACCAAACTGGATAATGGTTGTAAATGCTCAAGATACTGGAGCTGCTGATGCATTAGAGTGCATTTGTGGGTATTACGATGGCACAACTTATTTTACTTTCGGCCATACAATAAATGAAATACCAGAAATTTATAAAAGCTCAAATGCCGGTGCTCTTTATCAAGTTTATGATGTTTCTGGAAATAATAATGTTGGAACAGTATCTTCTTTTGATGCAGATGGTTTTACGATTAATAAAACCTCTGCTAACAATGAATTAAAAGTTTTTTACATAGTAGGTCGATAAGATTGGATAAGCTCGAGTCTCATGAAAAAGAGTGCGCGTTACGTTTCAAGGCGATAGAAGAACGCCTAGAGCGTGGCTCTGCGCGTATGGATCGTATGGAGGCTCGAATGAATAGTTTGTTTATGGTGACGGTTGGAGTTTACCCGTTTATTTTAGCGTCAGTGTTTTTAGCGCGGTATCTGTGAACTCAGATGATAGGCGAAGTCGCAGCCGTTCTCTCCGCTTTAAAGGCGTTGAATGAAGGATTAGCTACCCTTAAAGAATCAGCAGGGCATGGTAAAAGTCTTCAGTCTTTAGTTGGTAAATGGGGCGAAGCAAGCGAAAAATATAACGATGTCGAGCGAGCCAAAGCTGGCAAGATGTCATACAGAGAGGCTTTGGCTATGGAAAGTGCCAAACGCCAATTAGAGAATTTTGACAGGCAATTCAAGGACATATGCCTGATACAAGGTCAAGGAGATCTTTACAATAGCGTTAAAGCTAGGATGCAAGAATCTCGCATAGCCCATGAGAAAGAAGTTGCAAGGATTAAGAAAAGACGAAAAGAAATTAGAGAATACATACAGCTAGGTGGCACAATCGCATTTGCGTGGGTGTTTTTCATGTGTTGCGTTTGGGCAGTAGTTTGGGTGCTGGAGAATAGTCCCGTTGAATGATTATCGCGTTTCTTTTAGTTGTAATTGTTAATGGAGAAACTATATCTGATGATAGAATGTTGTTTGAAAGCATTTACAGATGCAACGAGTTTGCAATTGCTATTGAAGAAGGGCGAGGTAGTTCAGAGAATATAAAGAGATATAGAATGCAAAATAACATTAGCGCGTACTGTATCCCTAGAATGGTGCCAAAAGGAACGGAGTTATTTGAATGAAAGTAATAGTTTTTATAGCGTTTTTATTTGTATCTAGTTGTTCTTCGATACCGACCTGTGGAACTAAATCTGTCAAAATACAAATACCTTCTACAGTTCCTTTTTTTGCAGAGCCTTTTGTCATTGAACGATCTAATGATCATGTTGACTGTGCGTTAGATCCCGATGAAAGGAGCAACAATGATTAGTCATCAAGATCTCAGTCATTATTGCGCTGAAAGCTATCGAGAGTCGGACTTTGAAGAAGCCAATATTGAAGTCATTGTCAGGAAGAATGTATTCGCTTTTCGCGGAACAGATGAACCTAAAGACGCGATTCGAGATCTGAGAATCCTGCCATTATGGACCCGCGAATTGGGGTGGTGTCCAGCAGGCTTTCTTAAAGCAAGTCGGCGGCTGGTCAACAAGGTCACCAGTGTTTGTTTAGAACGAGACATAGACCATAAAAAAATTGAGTTGACAGGGCATTCCTTGGGTGGGGCAGTTGCTCTAATCGTTGGTGCTCTAATGACCAGGGATGAGATACCACCGTTACAGATCGTAACATTTGGCGCACCCAGATGTGGACGATTAAAGATATTAGACGGGGTTCCAGTGACGCAATATAGACACGGCAAGGATATTGTGCCGTTGGTTCCTCCTCTAATGCGAAGACACACTAAGCTGTTAGAGTTTGGCAAGCCCGGTAAAAGCCTGATCAAAGATCACTATATGCTTAACTATGTAAAGATGAATAAATCTCCAGATCATTACTAATGAACCCTAAAAAACTAGAACCAGAAAGCAGCTACGCTAGATATGACACTGACGGTGACGGTGTGGTGACTGATGATGAGTTGGAGATAAGCGCAAGACTTCAGGAGCTTGAGATGCTCCATGAAAAGAGTACGGCTCAAAGAAATATGGTTTGGTTCGCCTTATTTGGAATGCTCCTGTACCCGTCTGGCGTAGCTATCTGCTCTTTTTTAAACATGGACGATGCCGCCGTTCTGCTGAGTGATATGGCAAATATGTACTTTCTTGCTACGGGAGGCGTAGTCAGCGTGTTCTTTGGAAGTCAGGTATTTGCAGGTAAGAACAAATGATGGATCTGGCAGTAGGAATGCTACTAGGTTTTTGTATTGGTTACATAGTTGCGAGGTATAGATGAGCGTTGATGTAACACAAGTATATGAAGAGATAGCTGCTGACGAAGGAAAGGTATTACATAAGTATCTTTGCTCAGAGTCGCATCCAACCATAGGGATTGGCCATAAGGTTTTAAACACTGACGCAGAGGCTAATCTGCCAATCCATGGTGTTTACGATGATGTGCCTGAAGAAGAATGTATTACGGAAGAACGATGTTATGAGCTCTTTCAAAATGACATACAATTAGCGATCGATGGATGTAAAGGCTTGTACCATAACTGGGAAGAAATCCCACAAGAGATGCGTCACATCTTGGTTAATATGTGTTTTCAATTAGGCCGGACTGGACTTAGCCGGTTTAAGAATATGAATGCAGGTGTTGCTCAGGAAGCCTGGGGTGTAGTTTCTTTAGAGATGATGGACTCTCGATGGGCGCAACAAACACCGGAAAGAGCTACACGTTTACGAAATCGTGTTTTAGTAATGATGGATGACTTAGAAGGTTAATATGCCATTACAACCTTTAGATTTTAGACCAGGGATTAACAAAGAAAGCACAAGCTATACTGCTGAAGGCGGTTGGTTTGATGGCAATCTTGTTCGATTTCGCAAAGGGTTTGCTGAAAAGATAGGCGGTTGGCAAAAATATGTGTCACCTTCATACGAAGGAACTGGCAGAAAATTACATAATTGGGTCAATCTTGCTGGTACAAAATTGCTTGGATTAGGAACTAGGCTAAAGTTATATATTCAAGAGGGCAATAGTTACAGTGACATTACGCCAATCAGATTAACTACTGGTGCAGGTGACGTTACGTTTGCTGCTACTAATGGGTCTTCAACAATCACAGTAACTGATGCTTCACATGGAGCAGTCGCAGATGATTTTGTTACATTTTCTGGGGCTGCTGCTTTAGGAGGTAGCGGTAATATTACTGCTGCAGTATTAAACCAGGAATATCAAATCGCATCAGTTCCAACTACTAATACTTATACTATTACCGCTAAAGACGCTACTTCTGGTTCTACAGTTACCGCAAATGCCAATGATTCAGGCAATGGGGGCGGATCCACAGTAGGTGCTTATCAGATCAATGTTGGTCTTGATGTCTTCGTTGATGGTACAGGTTGGGGTGTAAACGCTTGGGGTGACAGCACTTGGGGATCAACTAGTTCCTTGATTGCCACCAATCAATTACGTTTGTGGTCCATGGATAACTTTGGTGAAGATTTGATTGCCAATCCTCGAGCAGGCAGTATTTATTATTGGGATAACAGCACAGGCATTTCAACTAGAGCAATACCATTAACATCTTTATCAGGCGCAAACATGGCCCCTACTAAAGGGCTTCAGGTTATTGTATCTGACATAGATCGTCACATCTTAGTATTAGGTGCAGATCCTATTGAAAATGGTGCAAGGAGTGGCAGCATTGATCCTCTGCTTATCGCTTTCTCTGACCAAGAGAACGCAGCAGAATGGGAACCTCGATCAACAAACACGGCTGGATCATTACGATGTTCTGCTGGTTCAGAAATCATAGGTGGCATCAGGGCTAGACAGGAGACATTAATCTGGACTGATGTCGCGCTGTACAGCCTACAGTTTATCGGAGCACCTTTAACTTTTGGCCTCAACCTTGTGAACGAAGGTGTCACCCTTATCGGGCCAAACTGTGCGGTCAATACACCGGCTGGCATATTCTGGATGGATCGCAAAGGTTTCTATCGTTATGCGGGTACAGTGCAAAGTGTCCCATGCACAGTACAGTCTTATGTTTACGATGATTTTAATCAATCACAGTCTTATCAGTTCTTTGGGTATGTTAATAAAGAGTTTGATGAGGTTGGCTGGTTTTATTGCTCTTCCAGTTCAGACTCTATTGATCGTTATGTATCTTATAACTATGAAGAAAATAGCTGGGCAATCGGACAGTTATCCAGAACTGCCTGGGTCGATGAAGGTATTTTCGCAAACCCAATAGCAGCGGGTAAGAGTAGCAGCACACCATACTTGTATAGCCATGAAATCGGTAACGATAATGATGGATCACCCATGACATCTGTGTATATCCAATCAGGCGATTTTGATCTAGGTGATGGCGAAGATTTTCAGTTTATTAAACGCATGATTCCGGACGTTAAATTTACTGGATCAGGTGGTAGCGGTCAGGCCATGAACGCAGTCTTAAAAGTTAGAAACTATCCTGGTGATTCATTTACTACAGATCAGACCACATCGTTTACAGGTAGCACAACAAAGATAGATATGAGGGCCAGAGGCAGGCAGGCCGCTTTGCGGTTTGAGTCTGACAATGCTGGCGTTGGCTTTAGATTAGGTCGAAACAGGCTAGATATGCAGCCTAATGGTAAGCGTTAATGGCCAAGATTCTTCAAACTAATTTACCAATTGCTCAAGAACAACAGGTAAGTTCCGACACATTTAATCGTGCGATCAGGGTTTTAGAACTTAATCTAAATGCCGTCGATGTTGACAATACCCCGCAGTACAATCAGACAACCATTGATACATCAAGCTTTGTTAAGGGTGATGTGATCTGGAATACGAGCTTGGAAAAGCTACAGGTGTACAATGGAGACTCTTTTAAAACAATTACATATGGAGATAATACGCTAGGAATGACTGCCAGTTTGACTAGTGTTCAAGTAGTTACTAACGGTTCAATTGTAGTAGAGGTAGGATAATGACCAAGTTATGCCCTCGCGGTAAAAATGCTGCCAAAAAAAAGTTTGATGTTTACCCGTCAGCTTATGCAAATGCTTATGCCAGCAAGATTTGTGCAGGCAAAATCAAAGACCCTTCGGGCACCAAGCGTAAGGACTGGGGGCCAAAGGAGATGAATAGCGGTGGATTTGTGGCCAAAAGATACCGGATGATTGATCCGAAAGGATTTAATAGAATGAAGCCTGATAAGAGGCCAAGGACCAGGATAAGCTAATGAGCTTAAAAAAGTGGTTTGGTAAAGGCTCAAAAGGAAATTGGGTTGATATCGGTGCGCCTAAGATAGATGGCAAGTTTCAGCCGTGTGGGCGTAAATCAACCAAGGATTCCAGTCGGGCATATCCTAAGTGTGTACCTGCTGCAAAGGCTGCTAAAATGACTCCCAGTGAGCGTAAAAGCGCAGTAGCAAGGAAGAGGGCCAAGCCTCAAGGGGTAGGCGGCAAGCCTACCAATGTTAAAACATTCGCCTCTACAGGCGGTTTTATCATGAAGTATAATAAAGGATGCGGTGCAATCATGCCGGATCGTAGAAAGAAGACAAGGTATAGCTAATGTTTAGGCGTTATGCTCAAGAGTTTAATAGTGGTGGCGAGGTTATGCCAAAGCGGAATAAGAAAAACTTCCGTCCTACTAGTGAAGGCGCAGGTATGACCCCAGCGGGTGTTGCTGCTTATCGTCGAGCCAACCCTGGTAGCAAGTTGAAGACTGCTGTTACTGGTGAAGTAAAGCCTGGTAGTAAAGATGCAAAGCGGCGTAAGTCTTTCTGTGCTCGATCGGCGGGTCAGATGAAGCAATTTCCGAAAGCCGCAAAAGATCCCAATTCCAGATTACGTCAAGCGCGTAAGCGGTGGAGGTGTTAAATGTCTTTAAATGAAGACAAAGATAGAACGCAACTTATTTTTGATCCCGGTAATTTCGGCGGGGGAGAAACTAATTGGGATAAGTTAGATCCGGAAGTGCAAGCAATACTAGCAAAAGTAGCTACTCCGGGTCAGATTCCTGGAGGAAGAGCAGGTCCGTTTACAGGCACTGATTTTACTACAGGCGCGCAAACAGTTAGATCTAGACATGGCATGGAAGACCATGGTCCAGGCAGCACCTTAACTCGAACCGCTGGCGGACGCTACGTCCCCGGAGGTCCAGGGAGTTCTGTTTACGATGCCAGAAATACTAATCCTTACATGTCTGCTCATGGTAGTCCTGACCCAGGCATTGCTCTTGGTAAATTGACTAATGCTGCTATAGAAAACCAAGATTTTACAAATGTCTTTGTTGCTTTAGAAGGGAGAATGGGATTTCCTAAAAGCAAAATAGATTCAATGTCTGATGAGCAGGTTGGAAAATTAATAGTAGGTTTAGGAGTGCCTGTATCATCAGTATATGAGTTTAGGCAACTGTACGATCAATATGACAAATACGGAGAAGCTAAAAGAACCGTTACTATTGGCCCAGCCGATGACGTTGGAAAGCAACCAACCCGGCTTCAAGACAATTTGCCACCTTCTGGACAACAAGATCCTTCTGGTCAAGAAACTGATGAGACAAAAAAAGGAGGTATAGACAAATTACCCGGAAGTGATGCACCGCCTCCAAAACAAGATGGAAGTGAAACTGATTCAGTTGCTATTGAAGAAAATCCTCAAGGAGAAGCAGGCTCTCAAAAAGAAACAGTTACTGAAGACGAATTAATAGATGCAGTCAAAAACGATCCCGATAAAACCGAAGAAGAAAAGAAAACTCTTTTAAAAAGAATTTCAGATTTTTTTGCAGGTCTTAACTTGCCAACAGGGACAGGTCTTCTTGTAGGTGGACTGGGCGCATTGGGCTTAGGAAATATTTTTAAGAAAAAGCGTCCCTCTAAAAAAGATGTAAGAACTGTAGAGGATATTATTAAAAGTGACGGCACAACTACTCCAGGTGACGGCACAACTACTCCGGGTGAAAATCCCCATGCAAATCTTTCTAAAGATGCTACAGGGAAAGAAGTATTTGATTCAACGCTGGAAAATGGAACTACTGATGGATTAACTGAAGAACAGTTAGGAAAACTCGATGAGTACATTAGGAATTTACCACCAGGCAGTGTTCCAGCATGGCTATTGGCGGCTCTTGGCCTAGCGGCAGCAACTTCAGGAACAGATGGACCTCAACCTAGCTCATTACAGGAAGCGGCTGCACTAAGATCCATGGAAGTGTATGGCAATAAAGATCTGTTTGATCCGTTTGGTCCTTCTATTTTACAAACAATAGATCCGCGATTAAAAAACTCTCGCACATTTATGCCGACAGGCGAGGTGCCAAATTTTAATCTAGGTTATCGTGGCGTACCTGGGCAAATGTACGCAAACTACCAAGGCTCTGGGTTCGGTGGAACTGCTGGACCCATGGGTGGTATTGCATCAATGCAACCACTCGTAAGGGATGGTGCGTTTCCACCAGTACCAGCACAACCAAACTATGTACCAGTAGGGCCACCTGGGGGTATGCCTCCGGGCGGTATGCCACCTGGAGCAATTCCTCCTGGGTTTATGCCATTCAATCAGTATAACCAGATTGCGACAGTCGCAGGCGGCGGGTTCCCTAGAAAGAATGGCCAGATAGCGGGTCCAGGAACAGAGACTTCAGACGATATACCCGCTATGCTATCTGATGGTGAGTTTGTCGTTAATGCAAAAGCCGTCAGAGGTATAGGTAATTTATTAGGCAGAAAGAAGCCTAAGAGCAAACGAGAAGAGCGAATGGAGGGAGCAAGGATGATGTATGCCCTTCAGAGAGCAGGCGAACAAGCAGCGAGGATGTCGTAATGGGTTTTTTTGACGATTTATTTGAATCAGATACAGAGTTTGTTGATCAAAGTCAGCCTTACGTTATACCTAAAGCTGGTAGAACATATGCCGATCCGGCAATGGAGTATGCAGCAAGACAACTATTAGGTTCTTATTTTGGTGGTCCCGGTCAGCCGGGTATGTTGAGTCAACCAATACCTATTCCAATTCGACAAACTGCTGGTTTATCACCGCTTGAAATACAAGCAAGGAATCTTGCTGGTGGTTTAGGCGGGTTCGCTCCTCAACTTAATCAGGCTGCGCAGTATTATCAGCAAAGTGCTATGGGTTATAACCCAATGGCTGCTCAGTCATTTATGAACCCTTACATGCAAAATGTTTATCAGCCTCAGATGCAGGAAATTAGCAGACTAGGCGAACAACAAAAGAGAGATGCAAGGTCAAGACAAGCACAAACTGGTGCGTTTGGCGGATCTCGAGGCGCGATTCAAGAAGCAGAGATAGATAGAAACACCATGCAACAGCAGGCTCAAGCCAGTGGCGACCTGCTTTATCGAGGCTATGGTGATTCAATGGATCGTTCAATGGGCGCATTTCAAGACATGCAAGGTAGAAGGGCAGGTGCGGCAGCAGGTATGGCTGGTCTGGGCCAACAAGGTTATGACATGCTGAGTGGTCAGATTGGTATGCTGGGTGGCTTGGGTCAGATGGGCAGAGGAATACAGGATGCTGCATTTGCTAATCAATATACCGCAGCAACTCAAATGGCTGATGAGCCATATATGCGTATGCAAAGAGCAATGGCTCTTATGCAGGGACTATCTCCGTTCTTCCCAGCTTATACCTCTGGTTTTGGTGGTGGCATGGGCGAGATGGGTTCGTATCAAGACCCAAGTTCTTTCTCGAAAGGGTTGGGAGCTTTAATTGGCTTAACAAGCTTGTTCGATCGGAGCAAAAAATGATCGCTGATATATACAATCGACCAATGTTTCAGAACCCGCAACAACGAGCAGGCGGGGGAATCATGTCTGGTGTTGCCCCGATCAACCAGTTTATGGGGCCGATGAGACTAGAAGATGGCGGTGATCCTGGGGTCATGGATATGCTGCGAGAGGTGCCTGGTTCTGTTTATGATGCAGTCAGTGAAATAAATTTAGCTGATGACTTTTTTAATCTTCAACAAACTGAAGAAGGATCGGGGATTAACGCTAGAGATTTAACCGATTTTTTTATAATCGATCCCGACGATCCAGTTGACGTAGCAATTGCAAGTATCAGCGCAGGGTTAATTGGATTTCCGCCAGCCGCCATCGCTGCGCAGTTAGCGAGATTAGGATACAAAGGCACTAAAGTTAAGAAAGTTCTCGATAAAGTTGAAAGTGTTCAAAACACATTAGGTGCCAGCTCAGACGCTGGAAGATTAGAAAAATTTGCTCGTAATAGAATTGCTCCAGGAGAGGGAGCAGGTATGGGCAGTAGATTGGCTCAAATAGGAACTAATCGTGCGTTAGGTATTTTGGCTCCTGAAACAGCGATGGCTGAAGAAGAGATAGAAATACCATTAGAGGATGGTGGTATCGCTAAGATCGCGACTAGCATCGGTGAAGCGCGAGACATGAAGGTGCCGACCTTTATGCGAGATGACAAAGAGCTTGCTGCAGTTACTGCAGAAGATGTAGAAAAGTCAGGACTTGGTTCATTAAGAGCTTATTTAAATGCAATGGACTTTGATGAAGACCTAGGCGAGTACATCAAGAAAGTTGAAGACAAAGCTGCTGGCGGCATCATGAAGCTTAATACAGGTAAAGCAATTGATTTAGGTGCAGAATTTTTGGGCAAGGTTTTTAATAGAATTCAAGAAGCAGTTAAGAAAGGAGATTTAAAAGCTCTTGATAACTTAAGAGAAGAAACTGAATTTGTGGATTTAGACCCAAAACTTTCTGGTGAAGTGGTCAAAAGAATTGATGATGCAGCAGAAGAAATTGTTAAGAAAGGCGATAAGCCTGAAGGGCCTGGACCTCTTGGCAACCTTGGAGATGAGGCGGCAGATGAAATAGTCGAATCTGGCACTGAAACATCTGCAGGTCTTGGAAGCAGGCTTCTTAAAAGGGGCCTCAAGACGACTGCATACGCAGGTATTCCCGGCGCAGCCGTCTTCTATGGCTTGAGTGAATCCTCTCAAAAGCAGCAGCTTGAAGAAAAGATTAAAGAGTTAGAAGAAAAACTATCAACTAATATTAGCCCAAGTGAAATAAATCAAGTAGCAGAGCAATTGGCTAGATTAAGAGCTGAAAATGAAAGATTAAACGCACTAATAAAAGAAGGAAATAATACTGAATCTGACGCAAATAAAAGAGGCGGCAATATACTCGAAAGACTAACAAGCAAATTAAGAAATATTGATCCTCAGAAAGGCTTGTATATTGCCAGTCAAATGATGAAGCCCACAGAGGGCATTGTTCCAGTTAACGCATTTACTCAAGCAGTAGAAGCTGGCATGGCTTATGATAAAATTCAATCTGATCAAGCCAAGGACGCTGCAGCTATTGATCAATCAATGCTTGATGTAGAAAGAGAGTTTAATCTTAGAAAAAGGTTTATAGAAAGACAAACAGGTACAGCCTTAAATCCTGCTGAAGAAAATGAATTGTTGCAAAGTATATTTCAAGATTCTAAAGACAACGCTACTCTCGTTAAAATGTTAGCAACTGCGCCGGATATAATAGATGAAAACACTCAAAGCCTTTTCAGAACTGATAATGCTGACTCAGCGACTCAAAAAATATTAATGAGATATCAAAGTAATCCGTAAGCATGAAGTATCAAGTCTTAGATGACGGTTCTTATTTTAGTTGGTCGGATGATGATGATCCTAACGAAGTAAGACGGCAAATAAAAGAAAGAAATTTAGCTATTAGCCAAGAAAAAGAGCGAGTTAAGTTTGCTAATTCTGTTGAAAATAATCCTGCGACTGAACTACTCCAAGAAGACATAGGCGCATTTGGAGCAGCGGGAAGAGGAGCTTTAAATGGACTTGTTTCTATAGGCACAGAAACAGCATCAACCATAGGTTATGGCTTACAACTCGCAGGCCAAGAAGAAACTGGAAAAGATTTGGTTGCTAGAGCACAAGCCATTCAAGAAGTTTATGCCCCCGATATTCGAGGACTTGGTTTAGCTGCAGAAATACCAAAAGCTTTGGTTCAATTCGGAGCACCTGGTGGCGCGGTTCTTAAAGCGACTAAAGGTTTTAGAAAAGGAGCAGCTTTAGTTCCGCTTGCCGCTGCTGAATTTACTGTAGCTTCTCCTGATATGGAGACTTTCGGTGATTCTTTTATTGGGGCCGGTCCCACCAAAACAAGAGACTTAGAATATTTAGATGGCCAAGAAAAAGCCTTTGCTGCTTTAGAGAACAAAGGCAAGATAGCTCTTGAAGGTGCTGCTGTTTCAATAGGTGCGCCTTTTTTGTTTGCAAAAGCAGCCCAAGTTGGTCTTCCTCTAGCAGCAAAAACCGCAGCATTGCCTGTTGTAGGTGATGCATTACAAGTAAGCTTTAAAGCTGCAAAAGATGCAGGAGAACTAATTGGTCAAGGCGTTGATAAAGTTCTAAAAGAATCACCGACTCTAGATAAACTAGCAGGGCAGTTTCGCTATCGAGGTATGCTACCTACAAAAGAGCTTGCAGAAATAAGGGATGCAAGATCCCTTGAGTTTGCTTCGCTATTGCAAGCTAACAAAATCGCGCTTGATGACGCACAACAAAGCCTAGACTTGATATTTAAAAGAGGTGATGTCAACGGTATAACCGCAAAAGACATCATGGATGCTTGGGATAAAGCGGTCTTTCCTGCTGATGAAATTTTTCAGGCAGGAGAAGACTCTGCAAAAGCAGCAAAAGCTAGAGCTTCTCTTGAAGCGGAGCAAATAAAAGCATTTGAAGTTCTTGTCGAAGCAGATAAAGCTTATGGTTTAACTGGAAAAAATCTTAATATTAATTCCAATGTTGACAATATTCGTTCTGATTACAGTTTGTTTCGATCTGCTAAAAGAGCTAGACAATCAATTGATGCTTACAGCGATGCAATACAAAAAAACCCTGAGTTATTGCCTGAAGGTGTAGCAGATACCATTGGTGGCCAACTCGGGTTATACGGCACAAGGCAATATCGCGCTTTTTTAGACGATAACTACCAACCTTCTCAAGCACTTCAAGATAAAGCTGTTGCCTCAATAATAAAAGCTAATCAAAAAAATGGAGACATTATTACTGAGGCAGAAGCTAGAGGTCAGTTAAGCGAACTAATTCAAAAACCTGGTTTTGTAAATTCAAAATTAAGCCCAAAAAATCTAACAGAAGATTCTGTGTTAGCCAAGATGAATGATGGTGTTTTAAAGGGCAGAACTTTAAACAGTAAAGCAATTAGAGAATATCTAGGTGAGTACACGGGAAGAAGTAAGCCAGGCGTAAGTCTTGAATCTAGAAGATCAGATCTCTCTGTGAAGTTAAATGAAACTCTTAAAAGACAATCAGGGATTATCAGCAAAGGCAATTATCTTAAATACCTTAAGGAGTACAATGACACTTTGCCTGCTGGCAATAAAGTCTTTTTAGATGAGTTGCCTCCTGGGTTGATCGACATACAAGGCGATAAGAGTTACGTTAAGTTAAGCGATAGCTTTAAGTACGGAGAGCTTAAAGGAAAGTACGTTAGACAAGATTATCTTAATGCATTAGAGCAAGACTCTTGGAAGCTTTCTTCTGTTCTTGGTCCTGGTTATGCTTTTTTTCTTGGGTTAAAAGGTCTGAGCCAATTAGGTAAAACAGCTTACAATCCAGTCGGACAAATTAGAAATGTTACCAGCGCAATGGGCTTTGCCATAGCAAACGGTAATGTCCCTAACGGCCAGACCATGGCTGAAGCTTTTTCGTTTGTTTCTAAGTCAATAAAAAATGAATTTGGCAAAGATGCATCTGGCAAAGCGATGGCTGAGAAATACAGCAGACTTGGGATTATAGGTCAACAAGCTCAGTTAGGAGAATTAAACAATTTAATTGATGAAGCGGCAGAAGCATCCCAGCTTAATGCAAAAATATTTGGATCAAAAGGAATTCAAGCTTATCAGAACAGCATTATGACCAAGCTCTACCAGGGAGGTGATGATGTCTGGCGTATATTTAACTTCAAAACTGAAAGTGAAAAGCTAAGGTCTATGATTGCTGCTTCTGAAGTGAAAGGATCTCCTTTCATAATGAAAGCAACAACACCACAACAAACAAGAATTGTTACCGACGCTGGTCTTGATCCAAAAAGCTTTGATGTTACAAAGCTTTCTAAAAAAAGCTTTGATGATTTTATCGATGAAGAAGCAGCATCAATTACAAGAGATGTAGTTCCTAACTACGAAAGAGTCCCGGAGATTGTTCAAAAAATAAGACAACTGCCGATTGGTAATTTCATTGCTTATCCTGCTGAAATTATAAGAACAAGCACAAATATATTAGGCAGAGCGATTACTGAACTTTCAAGTGAAAATCCATTAATGAGAGCTAGGGGTATGGAAAGAATCCTTGGCTACTCTTCTATAGCAGTTGGTATACCTTCCGGCATAACATCTATGAGCTTAATGGCCACAGGCTCAACAGAAGAACAGTTAGATTCATATAGAAGGTCTGGTGCGGCAAGCTGGGACAGGAATGCTAGTTTAGCGGTAGTTAAGTCAGATAGTAACGGTAACCCAGAAGAAGTTATTAACCTTTCTTACACGATGCCATATGAGTACATGATTACTCCGTTCTTAGCGGTTCAAAACGCATGGGACAACGGCGTTAGGAATGAAAAAGATATATTGAGCATAGCTAGTGATGCTATGGGTCAAGTATATAGCGAATTTTTTAGACCATTTATGGGCCAATCAATGTTGACCCAAAGAACTTTTGAAGCAATGAATGGCAGAACTGCTACGGGTGCGCTCATTGGCCCTGGAGAAGATGCACCTGTAGCTGACAGGATGTATTCAGGATTTATGCATGTTTTAAACGGATTAGTTCCTACGATATCGCCCGCTGAATTTAATGTAGATGTGCGGCCTTGGGAAGTTGGGAAAATATCTCCTGATGAAGAACCTGTGGGCGCAAAAAATTTTTATGGGCTTTCTAGGGTGTTAAATATAAAAGACGCACCTGTTTCCGCTCTTGTTGGCAGCGGGTTGGTTGATCCTCGATACAGGGTTTCAAAAAACAAACAACTTGATTTTTATGGTGAGATGTTTGAAGCCATGACAGGCGTTAAAACAATTAAGTTAGATATGGAAAGGTCGTTAGAGTACAAGGCTGTTGATTTAGGAAATAGAATTAGTAACGCTGGAATAGATTTAAGAAGGTTGGCCAAAACAAAAGAGTATAGAAGCCCTGAAGAGTTTGCTTATAACTATGAAAAGTTAGTCGAGACACAAAGAAGGTTGGCTTCTGAATTAAAAGTTGCAATGGATGACGCAAAATATCTAGGTGTCAGCAATGAAAAGATTAACGCTATTTTGAGCGATGCAAATGTTCCTAGATGGAGAAGCATTGTGCGGGGTAAATTCTTACCATCAATGCCAAACCCTGATCTTTATATAGAACAAAAAGAATTAAGCGAAGATCAAAACAAAATTAGAAACATTGTGCCTTTAGCCGATATGAGAAGGACATTTGGAGAAGCAAGAACCAGCGAACTACCTGCTGCTCCAGTTTTGCCTGCACCTACGCCAACACCTGATTATAGTTTACTGCCTAGCAGGTCTGCAGGAAGTAGCCCATCATTACCAAATAATCGCGAATCTTCTCAAGCATTACGCAGACAAGAGATGAATAAACTGCTAGGCATTGACTAATTGATCCCGCAGCGCAAACGAAAGAGCAAGTACTACGCAAAGAAGGTTGAGTACGATGGTATCGTGTTCGACTCCAAGCTCGAGGGTGCCCGTTACAAAATACTGAAGGAGATGCAGGACCGGGGAGAGATATGCGAACTCGAGGTCCAGGTGCCATACGAATGTGTGGTAGAAGGGAAGAAGGTCTGCAAGTACATTGCCGACTTCAGGTACAG